TGAACGAAATTTTTAATTTTCACGGGCAGGAAGTCCGTACTTTGACAATTGATGACGAGCCTTGGTTCGTTGGGAAAGATGTTGCAGACATCCTAGGATATAGCAAGGCTAGAAATGCGATTGCTCTTCATGTTGATGATGATGACGCCCTAAAACAGGGCCTCACAGATAATTTAGGAAGGGTTCAAGAAACTATCATCATCAATGAATCTGGTCTATACTCTCTCATTCTTTCAAGCAAGCTTCCACAAGCAAAAGAGTTCAAGCGCTGGGTTACATCAGAGGTCTTGCCGGCTATTCGTAAGCAGGGCGGATTTATCCGTGAGGATCTAGACGAGGATGCCTTTATTGCTTTATTTACCGGACAGAAGAAATTGCGTGAGCAACAGGCGACCATGCTTGAAGATATTGACTATCTCAAGAGCGAGCAACCGATTCATCCAAGCTATGCTCAATCGCTACTGAAGAAGCGCAAGGCTCGGGTTGTGGCTTGCCTTGGTGGTACTGACAGTCCAGCTTATGCTGATAAGATTTTCGCTCAATCTGTCTTCAGGCAAGCTGAGATTGATTTCAAGGATCATTTTAATATCAGTCGCTATGATTTACTACCAAAGAAATTCGCAGAAGCAGCATTGAAATATTGGATGACTTGGGAACCAAGTACCAATACTAAGATGAAAATCATGAAATTGAACGCATTTGACGAGGTGTAGGAGGGGAAGAAGATGGACAATGTTCTACTTTCACTAACGGACTGGATTAAATCCATTATCAAGGACACGATCACAAGATTGGTTGAAATAGAAAAAGATAGTGACCACTATCCAGAGCTGATGGATGTGAGCACTACCTGTGATTTTCTAGGAATCAACTATGACACATTTTCAAATAATTATCGTTACATGAAGGGATTTCCTAAAGAACTCCCTGGTAAGAAATGGTCAAAAAGAGCCATCAAAGAATGGCTCTCTAATCAACTATAATAACTTTACTAAAAGGCTTCTGGACAAGGTCTTAGCAAAATTATTTGACTATATTATAGCACAAAAAGAGGATAAAAAACATGAACAATTTACAAATTATCGCAGTAGGCACAGTAGTATCAGTAGTATTGATTGAATCGCTGATGATGAATATCAAGCTTAAAATGGCAATGAGACAGAAAAAGAACATTCATTTTCAAGCGCCACAAGTTGAAAAAGGGTTTATCGACTTTAAAACAGGGCGACGTGTTGACATTGATCCTGTGACACGAAAAGAAACATTTGTGGATTAGTAGAGAAATGGAGGGGAGTAATGTCTGAAATCAAATGGATTAAGATTACGACTGACATTTTTGACGATGAAAAAATACGTCTTATTGATGCACTACCAGACCATGATGCCATTTTAGTTATATGGTTTAAAATCCTAGCTCTCGCTGGCAAACATAATCGCAACGGGCTTTTGATGATGTCAGATAAGGTTCATTACACTGATGAAATGCTTGCTACAATTTTTCAAAGGCCTCTAAATACTGTCAGAATGGCCCTGGGAGTCTTTGAGCAATTTGGGATGATTGAGATTATTGACGGTGTCATTACTTTGCCAAATTGGGAAAAACATCAAAATATTGATGGCATGGAAAAAATCAAGGAACAAACACGGAATCGTGTGGCAAAACACCGAGAGAAGCAGAAAAATCTTGCTCTTGGTAACGTTACATGTAACGTTACAGTAACGGACGGTAACGCACTAGAAGAAGAAGGAGATAAGACTGAGAATAGATTAGATAAAGATAAGAGTATAACTACTACTACTAGTAGTAACGAAAATATTCTTGAATTATTCCAATCTGAGTTCCGTAGATTGCTATCAGGTTTTGAGATTGAGGAAATCAATCATCTTTTGAACGAAAATGATGTCGATTTAGTAAAAGAAGCATTGAAGATAGCTATTAATTTAGGTAAGCCTAACATCAAGTACATTGGTGGAATTTTAAGAAATTGGCAGCTGAATCAGGTTACAACAGTTGAACAGGTTCAACAATCTCAAAAACAACATCAAGAAAAAAAATCAGGCAAGGAGGCGACAGACGAATGGGGATTTTAGAACTTATCGAGCAATTTGAAGATGACTTTTATCCGATAAGCGAGGAAAAGAAGTCACTGCTTGCAAAACAATCTCTTTCTACTGCCACTGCTTGCTTGTCAGATATGGCCAGCTGGAAAGCTTGTGGGGGTAAGCTATCATGGTAACTGATGCACTCGAGGAGATGGCCTTATCTTACCATAGAAATACTGAACAACAGGCTGAAATTTGCGAAAAGCATGGAATTCCATTAATTAAAATCCTCCGGACAAATGATGTCCTTTGTCGCTTATGTGAATCGGAACGGATCCATGCAGAGAATCAAATAAAGGTCAATAAGTTGGCTGATGCTGAGCATGAACGAGAGCGGAAGTTCTATCTTGAGAGATTCTCTCTCTATGATGATGTACTGAAAAATGCTACTCTCGATAACTTTGACACACCCACTGAAAAAGAAGCGGAAAAGCTAGCTTTTGCAAAAAGGATTTGTCGAGAGTGGTCTGAAGGTGCCAGAAACAATGTTGTTTTTCAAGGAGAAGCCGGAACAGGTAAAAGTCATCTTGCTTTTGCAATGATGAAAGCTTTATCAGAGACTACAAAAGAAATTGCTATCTTTATCAATGTCACAGACTTGCTGATGAAGATTAAAGCTGATTTTAGTCAGGAAGAGTTCTTGGTCAATAAAATTGCTAGTGCAAAGTTTTTGGTCTTGGATGATCTTGGGATGGAGAAGGACAGTGAGTGGTCCTTTAGTATTCTTTATAACATTCTCAACAAAAGGGCTAACACGGTTATCACGACTAATCTGACTGCGCAAGAAATTCAGAAGCGATATGGTCGGCCGTTTATGAGTCGGTTGATGAAGGGTGTAGACAATGATCATCTGATGGTATTTAATGACTTGAAAAACAAAAGGAAAGATTACTTTTAGAGAGGTGGTACACATTGTTATTAAAACTTTACTTCGTCTACAATGGGCATTGCAAGTTTTTTCTTGGTGATTTCAACAATGTGGATGAACTTATCGAACGGATGAAAGACCATCAGTGGGCTTTCTCAGGTATTACCAGACCAAAATTCAAAAAATACATCGGGAAAGACGATGTGAGGTTTGATTATGGTGCAGTAGATTGCTATTACTTAGCGACAAAATCAACGTGCCGCGAACCACGTTAAAAGCGAGCTAGGAATGTGTCAGTAAAGGTTATGTGACCTTGGACGAGCGGCTGCCCGTATTTAGCCAAATTCACAAAGGCAGTCGCATTTTTTGGATAAACAGATGAAATTTTTGGATTTATTCGCTGGCATTGGTGGATTCCGTTTAGGAATGGAATCGGCAGGGCATGAATGTATAGGTTTTTGTGAGATTGATAAATTCGCAAGAGCCAGTTATAAAGCTATACACGACACGAAGGGAGAAATTGAATTACATGACATTACAAGAGTCACAGATGAGTCTATTCGAAGAATCGGACGTGTGGACGCTATCTGTGGAGGATTTCCGTGCCAGGCTTTCTCAATTGCAGGAAACAGACGAGGTTTTGAAGATACACGAGGAACTTTGTTCTTTGAAATTGCTAGGTTCGCATCTATTCTCAGACCTCAATATCTATTCCTTGAGAATGTCAAAGGACTCCTCAATCACGAAAACGGAATTACATTCGAGACCATTATCTCAACCTTGGATGAACTGGGGTACGATGTGGAATGGCAAGTGCTTAACAGCAAGGATTTTGGAGTCCCCCAAAATCGCGAACGTGTGTTCATTATCGGACATTTTAGAGGAGAATGTACCAGAAGAATTTTTCCTCTCAGTGGACAAAGTCAGTCAATTAGTAACAAATCAGTCGTGAAAATTGGCAATGTAAACCCATCTGGCAACGGGATGAACGGGGAAGTCTATCAAGCTGACGGACTAGCTCCTACACTAACCACAAACAAGGGAGAGGGGCAAAAGATAGCCATAAAAAGTAATACTATAAAACAATTTGGAGTATTGCAGCCAAATTTTAATCAATGCGGTGTGGTTTATGAAACAGACGGTATCGCACCAACAATCAGAGCATATCAAGGCGGAGGTCTTGAACCTAAAATCATTCAGCGTGGTCATGGCTATAATCAAGGTGGAGTGCATGAAATAGCTCCTACTCTGACAAGTAATAGCTATCACGAAAATAACCATTTATCTTTTGGCTATCGTATTCGCAAGCTAACACCTCGTGAGTGTTGGAGATTACAAGGTTTTCCTGACTGGGCATTTGACAAAGCTCAAGAAGTAAATAGCAATAGTCAATTATACAAACAAGCAGGAAATAGCGTGACAGTCAATGTTATCGCTGCAATAGCAAAGGAATTGGAATGAGGTGATGACTTGAAATTATTTCTTAACGAAGATTGCATGGACGTCATGAAAAGATATCCTGAAAACTATTTTGATTTAGCTATTGTTGATCCACCGTATTTTTCCGGACCAGAAAAAAGAAAATTTTACGGACGAAAAGTCAGTCCAATAGGTGTAAGCAGACTGTATGGCGAAACCTCAGAGTGGCAAATTCCAAATGGAGATTATTTTGATGAACTTTTTAGAGTTTCAAAAAATCAAATCATTTGGGGTGTGAACTACTTCAACTACTCTTTTGGGCCTGGTCGAATTGTGTGGGATAAAGTTAATGGCCAGTCAAGTTTCTCAGATTGTGAGATAGCGTACTGCAGTTTACATGATAGTACACGGATGTTTCGCTATATGTGGAACGGTATGATGCAAGGGAAGTCAATATCTGAAGGACATATCCAGCAAGGAAACAAGGCTTTGAATGAGGTTAGAATTCATCCAACTCAAAAACCCATCAATCTTTATCTTTGGTTGCTACAAAACTACGCAAAAGCTGGAGATAAGATTCTTGATACTCATGTCGGTTCAGCAAGTAGCTTGATTGCTTGTCAGGAGTTAGGTTTTGAGTATGTCGGTTGCGAGCTTGATAAAAGAATCTTTAACCTTGCCAAACAGAGACTTGATACTTATGAGAAGCAAATAAAATTATTTTAAGGAGAAGAATATGAACAACACAGAATTAGAAAACAAGGTTCAACAATGGTTTGTTGACCGTAACTTACATGAAGCAAATCCGGTCAAGCAGTTCTTGAAGCTGATGGAAGAGTCTGGTGAATTGTTTGAGGGCATTGCAAAGGATAAATCTGAACTGATTTACGATGCGCTCGGAGACATCCAGGTAGTTTTGATTGGACTTGATCAACAGATTAAGAATGGTGCTCAGATTTCAGCCAATCAACAGGAACTTGAATTGCTGCTGATGGTTTCTAGTTTAGGGAACATCGCTCAAAAACTATACGCTCATATCTGCCACAACGAGACACAAATTCCGTTAATCAAAGCAGACTTGATGTTTCTTGATAGCGTGATTAGTACGGTTTCATTTTGCAATGGAACTACAGCTGAAAATTGTTTAGAAGAAGCTTATGAAGTCATCAAGGATCGCAAAGGTAAGATGATTGACGGGGTATTTGTTAAAGAGGAGGATTTGCCAGATGATTCCAAAATTTAGAGGGTTATCCATTGACGAAAATAGCAAAGGAGAATGGCAATACGGACATTTAATTGAAGATAGAGGAAGAGCATTTATTATCAACGAAGTGGTAGAAGCTACCGAACAATACATTACTATAGGTTCTTGGTGTCCTGTAAATATAGAATCAGTAGGACGTTTCACAGGGATGTTTGACAAAAATTTACGGGAGATATACGAGAAAGATGTTCTTGGTACAAAAGATGGATTGTTGAATGGTGTAGTCGAATACAGATCTGATTTAGGGATGTGGACGAATAGTTTGATTAGTTACAACAATTTTGAGCGATTGTGTAACGTGGCTGGCAATAGAGAAATCATCGGCAACATCTACGAGAACCAAGAGATTTTAAAGGAGAAGGAATGAGATATTTTAAAATCCTATGTGTTGTTTTATTCGCATCCTTTCTCGTAGCATGTCACGAGATTTCGAGCGGAACGGTTGTAGACAAGTACATTGATGAACCTCACACAACTTTCATACCTGTTACAACAGGAAAAAGTTCGGTGCTTGTGCCAACCAGAACCAAAAGAAAATACATTCTGGTCGTTTCAGGTCGTGCAGGTAATAAGCAAGTTGAAGAAACGTTTGAAGTGACAGCTGAGGAATACAAGCACTATGAAATTGGTAATACTTTCATACAAGATGCCGCTTTAGAAAATGAAGAAGGAGATAGAGAATGAACATTCAAGGACTAATTGAACGATACGAAAAATTTAAAGCTAGCAAGAAGAAATTGACATCGGTTGATTTGGTTTTGAAAGACTTACGGTCTTTAGATGAACCAGAACCGTTGCCATTCAAGTTAAAAGATGTCGTTCGTCGAATCAGAGGGTTTGAACCGACGACACAGACTAGATGGCTTAATGACATTCTTAAAGAATTAGGGGACGACTACGGTTCGATGAAATACCGTAGTGGCTACGAGCAAGGCAAACTTGAGGGAGCATGGGTTGGCAATCAATTGAAGGATGCTGATAAGATTCGACAAGAATTGAATAAACCAGTGATTCCGCAGTTTGTGGCGGAAATTATCGAGTATTACAAGGGACAGAACGCTACATTATATGATGCGCTTAGAGAAAAAAACTTCAACAAACAATACAATGAGTGGTTGATGAATGAACAGGATGCTTACAACAAAGTCGCTCGTGCTTGGCTATTCGGCTACGAGGTCGAGAAAGAGAAGAGGTATTTTGTGAAGATAAAAGGGATTTGTGGAAAGCACGAAACTTTGAACCGTGAGAAACATTCAAACAAATGGCTATTCTCAGACCGTGAAGAAAACTCACTTTATGAAACAAAACACACCCGAAAAGAGCTAGAAAAAGCTGGATTTGGCTGGGTGTTTGATTGCGAAGGTGTGGAAGTTGAGGAGGTGGAATAATGAGTAAATTTGAAATCTCCCTGTCTAAAGATGACCTTGAACATATCGCTAACGGTTATGATATCAAAATCAAAATCAACGGTAAAAGATTTTTGGGAACAAATGAAATCATTTTGAAGCCTGCATTGACAAATGATGTTATGGCTCCGATATTGAATTATAAACACAAAATAATTAATACAGAACAAACTAGTTTTGCAAACAATTTTTTAGGAGGGGCGAAGTGAAACGATTTATCGCAATCTGGATTTTATTGTCTGCTGTATTAAATATTTGGCAGAGTATCCACATAAAAAAACTAGAAGCAAAGCGTCCGATTGTCGTCTATAAAGCTGATAATCAAGGTGCAGAAATCAAAGGTAGAGTCTCACAAAAGGAGAAGATTGGCGACATGTACACTATCACAGTACAAAATTACGGAGTATTCGTAGTTACTCAAACAAACTATGAATCTCTAAAAATAGGAGATGAGGTAATATTGTAATGACAAAGTACAAGAAACCAACTTACATCATCATTCAGGAAGCAATGGCAGAGCGCATTAGATTTCTGGAAGATGAACTGTATGAAAGGGCCTATAAGGATATTGAGAAGCTAGAAGCTCAAAATGATTTCTTAAAAGGTCTTTGTAACAACCAGCTTGATATCATCATGGATTATGAATGGAAGCAGATGCAGGAGCAGGCTGAGTTCATAAAAGCTAATACTAGAAAGTGGAGAGCAAGATGCAGCTAAGATTGAAAGAACTTAGAGAGGATCTATGTCTATCTGTAGGACAGATGGCGAAAGAGACAGGTGTTTCACAAAATACAATTCATTTGTATGAGCGAGGTGGATATCCGTCGATTAAGCAAATTGAAATGATTGCTAAAACATATGACGTGAATCCTGCTTGGTTAGTTGGATGGATAGATGATGAAATGATGCCTGGAGTCCAGGTCGTTGAAAAAGTGGTTTATAAAGAGAGCCCAACGGCAAGATTACCAAATTATTTTAACAATAATAACGATGGTAAGATTATCAAGTGGGTTAAAAGTAAAAGATACATGGGAGGTAAGGTTTGGTCAAAAAGAACTTAACAAAAGCACGAAGGGATTATCTTGAGTTTGAACTCGACGATAAGTACTTAAAGATTGACAAACTTATCGGTCAACGAAGGCATGAACTAGAACGATTGTACGAAGTGAAACATCTCACTGTTCCTGGTATTGATGATACTGGTGCAAGTGGAAGCAGAACATTCGTCAACAGGTCGGAGAATCTAGCGGTTGCTTATGCAAGCGATCCTATGATTTTAAGACTAGAAAATCTCCAAAATGCTATCTCCCAATTACTAGAAAATCTAGAACCAGATGACAAAAAAATCTTTTATCTTCGTTGGGGAGAACATACTGGATACGACTGGATTCAAGTCTGGCACATTATGGAAAACGGCGAAACTGGGTACTTGTATAGGCATAGCAAGCAGATTTACAGAAGACGTGAAGTTATTCTTGATACACTTTCAAAGTTATTGTTCATGTAACTTGTCAAAAAAATGTATAGCATTGACAAAATGAATATGATAGATTGATACTATCCAAAGCACTGAGAAAATCTTAGTGCTTTATTTTTTTGTGAAAGGAGCAAAACTATGAATATTGTTGAACCATTAAGAGACAAGGATGATATCCAAGCCATGAAGAACTATCTATCATCTTGGAATGAAAAGTATTATATGTTATTTCTTTTGGGAATCAATACAGGTTTTCGTGTTGGCGATATTCTCAAACTAAAGGTTAAAGATGTTCAAGGCTGGCACATTAAAGTTAGAGAACAGAAAACGGGGAAATATAAGAGCATCAAAATGACAAGACCACTCAAGAATGAATTGAGGGAATTTGTCAAAGATAAAGAACTACATGAGTATCTATTTCAGAGTCGTGTTGGAAAGAACAAGGCACTTAGCTATAAGACGGTTTACTGGTTTCTTAAAAAAGCTGCTGAAGACTTAGGCATTGATAATGTTGGTACTCATACTATGCGGAAAACATTCGGCTATCATTACTACAAGAAGTACAAGAACGTTGCAGACTTGATGTCACTATTCAATCATTCAAGTCCAGCAGTCACACTAATTTATATTTGTGTGAGGCAAGATGAACTTGATACTAAGATGAGTAATTTTAGCCTCTAATATTTTTTTGATTTTTTCAACTATCCATAACGAGGAATTTTCTAGTTTATATTTTGAAGAGGGCCTGAAGCATTGTCCGTGCTAGTTTTTGAGTGTGAAACAAAATTGGATAAAATATAAGATATAACTAATTCAACAGGGATATTTTACATAAATTCAAAAGTCAAAAATAAATCTTGTCAAAAAAAGATATAGAATTGACAAAATGAATCTGATATATTTGTATCATGAAAAAAATCCAGAAGTTGGAGGAGTGGTATAGGCGATGGCTTATTTTAAAAATCCTAAACACTCTGACTGGTTTAGAACTTGGCAGATTAAATTCTACAACTCGAAACCTTGGAGAACTCTGAGAAATAGAATCAGAACTACAAAGCGTATGCGCTGCGATATGTGCGGACGTTTAATTCATGGCAAGAGCATTGTTGACCATATCATAGAGATTGATGAAAGTAATTATCAAGATGAGTCTATTACTCTTAACGAAGATAATTTGCAATTACTTTGTCTTGAGTGCCACAATACAAAAACATTTCAAAGTAAAATAAATTTAAATTTAGAAAATCGGAATATTAATTTATTTTAATTTTTTTATTTTTTGGATTTTTGATTTTTATCAGATCCCCCCTATTTAAAATTTTCACACACCCAAAATAATAACGGTGTCAATCCTCTTATATACCTCTCCCCCAAAAATGACGAAAATTGATACAAGAAAGGAGCATGATTTTGAAAATCAATGAAGTTTTAGAAAAGCTAGGAATAAGTCGTGCTACCCTCACCAGGTATCGAAAAAAGCTAGGCATATTTGAAGAAACTCGGTCAAATATCACAAAAAGTCAGTTCAAAGAGTTAGAAAAGCTGGCAAATCAACGGCAAAAGTATACAAGAGAAGAACGTGTTGAACTATCTCGTAAGACTTTCAAGTTGATTCCAAAAGAAAAAATGCTTGAAATCAATGACAATGATTCAGTAGGTTTGAAAAATTTAAAAACTCAATACAATCATAATCAAAAAGTGATTGAAAACTTCCAATTGGAAATCAATAAAGTTATCAATGATGGTGAGCTACCTGATAAGTATTTACTTGATGGAATGGAAAAGTATCAAAAGCTAAACATGCAGATTATGTCAACGATTGAAAAGCAAAGTCCACAGGGTGATAGCCTCAAAGAAATGATTCAGGAGAAGTTGGCTCGATATGGTTGAGATGAGATATTTTGATAAATATGCTCAGCTTGTCTACTCAGGGAAGATTCGTGTTTGTGAACTTACGATGAAGTCGATTAAACGAGTAGAGAGGTACAAGGAGCAATACATCTTTAAACAAGAGGAAGCTGACAAACGGATTGAGTTCATTGAGGAAGAGTGCAGCAACACTAAAGGTCTCGCTGGCAAGTTACGTTTAGCTTTACCTCAGAAGGTCTGGCTAGAAACAACGTGGGGTTTTTATCATACAGTTGAAGTTACAAAAACAGATCCTGATACACTTGAAGAATATAAAGATTTTGAAGAAAGGCGCCTCATTCATGAGGTGCCTATTATTGTACCTCGAGGAACAGGCAAAACAACCCTTGGTTCTGCTATTGGTGAGGTTGGGCAGATTATTGACGGTGAGTGGGGGGCTGATATTCAGCTTCTAGCATACAGTCGTGAACAGGCTGGCTATCTGTTTAATGCTTCTAGAGCTATGCTGTCGAACGAAGAGAGCTTGCTACACTATATGCGTGAGGCTGACATACTACGGTCAACTAAACAAGGTATCTTGTACGAGACAACTAATAGTCTTATGTCAATCAAGACTTCCGATTATGAAAGCCTTGATGGTACTAATGCTCACTACAATATTTTTGATGAAGTGCACACTTATGATGATGACTTCATCAAGGTTGTGAATGATGGTTCGAGTCGTAAGCGAAAAAATTGGATAACCTGGTACATCTCCACCAATGGGACGAAACGGGACAAGCTTTTTGATAAGTATTACAACATCTGGGTAGATATTCTTGATGAAAAGATTGTCAATGATTCGGTCATGCCTTGGATTTATCAGCTGGATGATGTTTCTGAAATTCACAATCCAGATATGTGGCAGAAAGCTATGCCTTTACTCGGTATAACGACGGAGAAGGAGACGATTGCCAAGGATATTGAAATGAGCAAGAATGATCCAGCACAACAGGCTGAGCTGATGGCTAAAACATTTAATCTCCCTGTTAATAACTATCTTGCTTACTTCAGTAATGAAGAGTGTAAGGGTTGGTCAGATAAGTTTGATAAGAGTTTGTTTGTCGGAAATGAGGAACGGAGTGCTCGCTGTGTGCTTGGTGTTGACTTGTCGGATGTCAATGATATTTGTTCGGTCTCATTTATGGTCGTGCGTGGAGAAGAGCGTCAGTATTTGAACAAGAAATTCATGCCACGTCATACGATTGAAGGACTTCCAAAAGAACTGAGGGACAAATACGCTGAGTGGGAGCTTAGTGGACATCTTCATGTTCATGAGTTGGACTACAATGACCAAGCTTATATCTTTGAAGAGTTAAGGCAGTTTATGAGTGAGAATAGAATCTTACCAGTTGCAGTCGGATATGACCGCTGGAATGCAAAAGAGCTTATCCGCTTAATTAATGACTACTACGGAGATATATGTCACGACATTCCACAAACGGTCAAGAGCTTATCCAATCCTTTAAAAGTGTATAAAGAAAAAGCTAAGATGGGGAAAATCATCTTTGACGATCCTGTGGCAACTTGGAACCACGCAAATGTTCGTGTCAAGATAGATGCGAATAACAATGTATTTCCAAATAAAGAAAAGGCAAAAGAAAAGATTGACGTATTTGCTAGTCAGTTAGATGCTTTTATCTGCTACGAAAATTTCAAGGAAGACTTGAGTTACTACTTTGATTGAGGTGAAGAATGAACAAATATATAAATAATCTAAGAGAGGTCTTTGCTAGGATTTTCAGACCAAGTAATAGAAAATCCACAAGAACCTATTTACAAAGAAATTTGAATTATTGGAGAAGAAATTCGATTTACTTAGACAATATCTACAATAAGATTTCAACAGATACTGCACAAGTTCGATTTAAGCATGTGAGAATCACTCGAAATCCGACAGGAGTTGATAAGATGGAGTGGTTTGAAAATAGTGATCTTGCAAATGTTTTATCTTTCTCTCCAAATCCCCTTGAAATACCAGTTGTATTTTGGGCAAATGTAACAAGAGCTATGCTGAAAGATGGTGTTGCAGTCGTTGTTCCACGTTGGGAGAATGGTCGACTGATTGAAATTTGGCTTGCCAAGAAAACCATATCATGGACTGCAGAGAGAGTTGAGATTATGATCGATGATGTAGAGATTGAGTTACCTCTTAGTGATGTCTGGGTTTTTGAAAATCCGAAATTAAACGTGACAAGTCAACTAAATCAAATCACAGAATTAATTGATATCAATCTTGATGCATTAACCGAAAAGTTAGGCAGAGGGAATTCAAAATTGAGAGGATTCTTAAAACTACCAACTAAGGCAGCAGATGAACATTTGAAGAAACAAGCTAAGAGTCGAGTTGATAGTATGATGGAACTTGCTGAAAATGGTGGCATTGCCTATCTCGAGCAGGGTGAAGAGTTTATGGAATTAAACAAAGATTACTCAACCGCTTCTAAAGAAGAAATGGAGTTTCTGAAATCTCAACTTTATCATGCTCATGGGATTAATGAAAAATTGTTTACTTGTGACTACACAGAAGAACAATATAGAGCTTACTATTCTAGCGTCATGAAATTATATCAACGTGTATTCTCTGAAGAAATTAATAGAAAATATTTCACGAAGACGGCAAGGACACAGGGAAACAAGCTCTTGGTCTTCTTCGATATGGCTGACATGATTTCATTCAAGGATCTAGTAGAAGGTGGATTTAAATCTAAATACGCAGGTTTGATGAATTCAAATGAATTCCGTGAAACCTATCTAGGGCTTCCAGGATATGAAGGTGGAGAAGTATTCGAAACTAATCTAAATGCAGTCCGTATCGAATCGAGTGAAGGTAATTAAAAATAGGGTGGGCGGTTGGCAGAAATTTTAAGAAAGGAGGTAGGCTATGGAAAAGTTAAAAACCTTTGTCGTCAAGTCAGTTGAGGAAGAGTCAGCTGACTTTCATTTTGAGGCTTATGCCTCCACTTATGGCAATACCGACAGAGACGGCGATGTGATGGCCAAGGGGTGTTTTGATAACACTCTAAAAACTAAAGCTGTCGTACCTATGTGCTTAAACCATGATCGTAATCGTGTCATCGGTAAGCATGAGCTGTCGGTAGATGAAAAAGGTCTGCGAACACGGTCGACATTCAATCTAAGTGATCCAGAAGCTAAGAAAACCTATGACCTCATGAAGATGGGGGCACTGGATAGTCTGAGCATTGGATTTTTTATCAATGATTATGAGCCAGTTGACGCCAAGCAACCTTACGGTGGATGGATTTTTAAAGAAGTTGAAATCTTTGAAATATCTGTCGTGACCGTGCCAGCCAATCCTCAAGCAACCGTTGATAATATTAAGGGATTTGATATGTCTGTGGTTGACAAGCGAATCGCTCAGGCGAACATGAAGCAAGATATCATGAGTAAACTTGCAACGATTTAAAAAAGGAGAAAAAAAATGAAAACACTAGTCGAATTGATGGAAGAACGACAAAAACATGCAGATGAGTTATCTGAGGTCAAATTAAAAAAAGTTTCAATCGAAGAGAAATTGAAGTCAGCAACTATTGGAGAAGAAGAACTTGCACAGTTGAAATCAGATGCAGAAGAATTGGTATCCAAAGCAGAGGAACTCAAGAACACAATTTCTAAGTTAGATATTGAAATTGAAGAAAAAGAAGACAATCTCAATAAAGCTGCTAAATCTATCAAGGAAGTACAGAAAGGCAAGACACAAATGGCATACTTAAAAACAAAAGAAGCTGCACTTGATTTCGCTCGAATCCTCATGGATAACGAAGGCAGCTCAAACAGTGCCCGCAAAGCGTGGGAAGCAAATCTGGTTGAAAAAGGTGTAACTGATCTTAACAAAATCTTACCTGAACCAGTATTGATTGCAATCCAAAATGCATTTAATGATTACGACGGTATCCTGAACCATGTAACCAAAGATCCTCGTTATGCAGTACGTGTTGCACTTCAAACTCAACAATCAAAAGCTAAAGGCCATCAAAATGGCAAAACAAAGAAAGATGAATCTTTTGTATTTATCGATTATACAATCAACTCTGCAGCTGTCTACATCAAGTACAGTTTTGAGTATGCTGATTTGAAGAAGGATACAACAGGTGCTTACTTCAACTATGTGATGAATGAATTAGCCCAAGGCTTTATCCGTGCAGTTGAACGTGCTGTTGTTATCGGCGATGGTAAAAATAGTGATGATGATGACAAAATCACTGAAATTAAATCTATTGCAGAAGAAACACTTGCTCAACTCTTTGATACACAAGAAATCAGTGTTGAAGGGGAATTTGACAGTACTGTTTTAGAAAACCTTGTAAAAGGGATTGATAAACTTGCTGCAAATACAACTCCAATTTTGGTAACTTCAAAAACCATTGCTCGTAAACTTAAAATGGTTAAGGATGGCGAAAAACGCTACATTGATCCACAACCATTCGCACCAATTTCACAAACAGGGAATGTCATTGCTGGTTACCAAGTATATGTCTATGACTGGATGGAAGATGCGACTAACCCAATTATCGCATTTGCTGACAAGGCTTATAAGATGATTGGTGATGATGTTTCTGCTGATCGCTTTGAAGATTATGATGTAACGATGAATCGCCGTCATATCGAACTTGCTAGCGTGCTTGGTGGCCGACTTGGTCAGTACAAATCAGCTGTGAAATTCACAAAAGGTTGATTTTAAATAGAAAGGGGAGTCTAAAATGACAATCCTTAATCAAATTAAAGAAATGGTTGAAGTTGATGTCGAAGAAGAAATCTTCGACACTCAACTTTTAAGCTACATAAATAGTGGGATTTCATATCTAACGAGAAACAACATTCCTATCACTCGCATCGATAAAGAAAGCGAATTGACAGAATGGGATGAGATTGAAGAGGATGATAAAGAAACAATTTTAGATTGGTTACATTTGAGATGTGTTCAGAGATTTGATAAATCCTTGATGACAGGAAACTCAACAACAATGAGCTGGATTGATGAAGAATTGACAAATATTCTCTATCAATTAAAAGCTATTTACGGAGTTTAATCATGAAATCATCTAGAGTATCAATCATCCTTTGTTACGATAAGCGCACAGAGGTCGAAAAAGGTGTTTTTGAAAAAGAAGTTGTAGAAAAGAAAGTCAAAGCTGAAAAAGAGAAAATCTACCAACGTAGGCTTGATAAAGCTTTGGCAGATGGTCAAGTTTTGACAGCAAGATTTCGGATACGTTCGAACTATGTGACAGATTCCTTAGACTACGTGAAGTACAAAGGAAAAGAGTACAAGGTAAATGTTGGAACTGAATCTGATGATGGCCACTACACGATAATTGAATTAGGAGAATTGAAATAATGGCTAAGAAGTTTTTCACCAGGCAAGAAATTCAAGAAATCCTAGAAAAAAACACTTTAAAATCAAAAGTGTTCTATATGGAACGTGAGGAAAAGTCCTCTCCTGACAACGTTATTCTTTACTATCGTTTAACTCCGGGTAGTAGTATTACTGCTGATGACACAGTACACATGAGAAAAGTGACTATTCAAATCAGTCACTATCACAAGAAGAAACTAGACAGCATTGAGGAATTGATGTTGTCTAATTTTATGTGTGAACCTAGTCAGTTGAATCTAAAACAGCCTGATACAGATTACTTACTTACAACCTACAGAATCGAGGTATTCACAAGTGGGAAGTGGTAGCGTTAATGTGAAAACATTAAAAATCGATATACAGAATCAAGTTTTAGAAATCATAGAAAAAGCAGGAAAAAGCACCGCTGGAGACATTAGAGACGGAAGTCCTAGAAGAAACGGGGTATATGAAAAAGGATGGACTCACGAGACCATTGAAGATATCGCTGTAGTATATAACAACGGGAAAGAGAAGTCGCTTGCTCACTTGTTAGAAAATGGCCACGCAACAAAAAATGGTGGATTTGTAGCACCTCAAGAACACATCAGACCAGCTTATCTCAAAAATAAAGAAATCTTTCTCAATAATATGAAATCAATAAAAATCAGACCAAATTAAGGAAGGAGTCACAATGACTTATAAATATGACACACGAGAGGTTACTCATGGTAATGCCATGGGATTCTTTGCTAAGATTTCAAAAACAGAATCTGGGGCACTCGATCTAAAAACACCATACCCATTTACAGGAATGCGAAAAACATCTTTTGAAACTTCACAAGAATCAAAAGCATACTACGCAGATAACGTGGAGCACGTCCGTCTTCAAGGTAAGAAATCAACTGAGGGATCAATTACGACTTATCAAATTCCTAAACAATTCATGATTGACCATTTGGGGAAAAAGTTGACAACTTCAACTCCTCCAGCGCTCATCGATACTGGTGTGAATGCGAATTTCATTTGGGGATATGCTGAAACGGTTACAGATGAGTTTGGTTCTGAGGTTGAAGAGTTCCACATCTGGACCAATGTGAAAGCATCGGCTCCAAAAGGAAGTGCTACAACAGATGAAAGCTCTGCTACACCAAAAGAAATCGAAATTCCATGTACTGCGTCACCTAACAATTTCATTCTAGATTCAGATAAAAAACCTGTTTCAGAAATTGTATGGCGTGATACAGACAAGGGTGTTGTCCGTGCTAAATTTGATAAATTGTTCGCTTCAAGTACCCCAACGAAATTGATTGATTTTATCAATGAAGCTTTAGGAACAACAGCCATCGTGCCAGGAGGCTAAAATGATTAAAAAAGAACTATCATTCACAGCGTTTGATAGTTATGGTGAAGAAAGAGAGCACACTGAAACAGTGCGCTTTCTTTACTCTTTACCAGCTATCAAGATGTATGAACAGCGAACAGGTCGCAACTTCTTTGATGACAACCAAAAAGCACTCACAGCTTACACACAGCTTGCGCTTGCAACTGGTGTAAATGGTAGCTTATCTGATTTAACTGATGAAGAAAAAGTCAAACTAATGCCATTACTTATGGAGCCAGATTTCATGAACTTCCTAACTGAAGTTATCCCTTGTCTGTACGGTGAGGTTGAGAATGGTCGCTTGGTACAGAATGAGCTGACTGCTGAAACAGCCTCTCTTGCTCCTTGGTTTGGGGATTTGATCGATATTGGTTTTTTCTCAGACCTCTTTTATGAATTTAATCGAAGCAGAGCAAAGGTTCCTCAAGATAGAAAAAAGCCTCAACAGAAGTCATAACTTCTGAAAAAATTTATAAGGTTGTTTTTGAAAATCGGATGGATGTTTTTTGGGCAGAAAGTCAACACTTTAATTATTTGATGGGGACACTACATCAGATGAGTATCAATGAAAATGAGAAGAAAACTTTATCAAACGCAGAATTACTAAATGTAATGTCTGACTAAAACTGAAAGGAGGAAATCTATGGCTGAAACATTTGAAGGCTTATATGTCAAATTTGGTGCCAATACTGTTGAATTTGACAGGTCTGTAAAAGGTATCAATAATGCTTTATCTAGTTTGAAAAAAGATTTCAACAACATCAATAGACAATTGAAGATGGATCCAGACAATGTCGACTTGCTGAATCGTAAGTTGCTCAATTTACAGGAACAAGCTCGTGTTGGTGCTATGAAAATTGCTGAACTCAAAAAGCAACAAAAGGAATTGGGAGAATCTGAAGTTGGGTCAGCACAGTGGAATAAGCTTCAACTTGAAATTTCTAAAGTTGAATCACAGATGAAGGTTGTTGACCAGGCAATGAATTCAACCAAAAAACATATCGAAGATGTAGGAAATCCAAAGTCTATTTTAAATCTCAACAAAGAAATCAACAATGTTGCAAAAGAACTTGATATCGTCAACCAGAAGCTTGAATTAGATCCTAAAAATGTAGAGTTGTCCGAAGAAAAAATGAAGTTATTAGGTAAACAATCTTCATTAGCTAAGGATAAGGTCCAGGAGTTGAAACGGAAACAAGAGGAATTAGGAAAGGAAAAAATCGGAACAGAGGAATGGCGACAACTTCAAAGTGAAATTGGGCAAGCAGAAGTTGAGGTGTTAAAGATAGATAAAGCCATGGGGAATCTAGGGGATTCGAGCCGTTCTGCAACAGGAAACATCAAGGAAGCTACAGGATATTTAAAGGCTGATGTAATGATGAATGTTGCTGAAAAGGCAGGACAACTAGGTCAAAAAATGGTTGATGCTGGTAAAAAAACAGTAGATGCATGGTCTGAAATCGACGAAGCGATGGATACTGTTACGACGAAGACTGGACTTACTGGCGAAGCCTTGTTAGGACTTCAGGAAATTGCAAAAGGAATCGCTACATCCTTACCAGCGACTACATTTCAAGAATCTGCTGACGCAGTTGGTGAGTTAAATACACAATTTGGACTTACTGGTGATACTTTGCAATCTGCAGCAGAGTACCTATTGAAATATTCGAAAATAACTGGAGAAGATATTTCAAATTCCGCAATAAATGCCAAGAAAGCAATTGATGCTTACGGTTTATCTAATGAGGATCTAGCGAGAGTATTGGACTCAGTAACAAAGGTCGGTCAGGATACTGGTCAATCTTATGACTCCATCTTTCAAAAAGCAATTGATGGAGCTCCTCAGATTAAGATGCTAGGATTATCTTTTGAAGAGGGGGCGACATTAATTGGTAGATTTGAAAAAAGCGGGATTGACTCTTCTGCGGCTTTAGCTTCACTTTCAAAGGCTACAGTAAACTATGCTAAAGACGGAAAGACATTGACTGAGGGGTTGAACGAGACTGTCAATGCAATTCAGAATGCTACTAGTAAGACAGAAGCAATAAGAATTGCTTCTGAAGTTTTTGGGAGCAAGGCTGCACCACGTATGGTAGATGCTATCCAACGTGGGGCATTTAGCTTTAATGATTTAGCTGAAGCAGCACAAAATTCATCAGGAACTGTAGCAACAACATTTGATGAGACAATAGATCCGATTGATAAACTAACAACCTATTCCAATAAAGCGAAAGAAGGGCTTGCTGAGATAGGTGGTAAATTACTTGAGACTGTTATACCAGCTTTAGAACCTTTGATGGGGATGCTTGAATCTGCTGTCAATTGGTTTACCAGTTTAAATGAAACTGATCAACAGACTATCGTGATTCTTGGCCTCGTTACAACTGCTGTAATGCTACTGCTTGGTGCAATAGCACCGCTAGTTATTGCTATAGGAGCAATAGGTGCGCCTGTTGGAATTGTCGTAGCGGCAATAGTTGCTGCTATTGCCGTTATTACACTCATCATTCAGGCCATCATGAACTGGGGGGCTATATCCGAATGGCTTCAGTCGACGTGGGATGCTTGCGCCGCTTGGCTTTCTGAATTGTGGACTAATATTGTCACGACTGCTACTACAGCGTGGTCAAATTTCACTGCTTGGCTTTCTGAAATTTGGTCTTCAGTAGCCTCAACTGGACAGTCTTTGTGGTCTAGCTTTACTAGCGCCTTGTCCAATATTTTCTCAAGTTTGATTTCAGGGGCTCAGTCACTGTGGTCAAGTTTTACTTCTACCCTTTCCAATTTATGGTCTGGACTGGTCTCAACCGGGTCAAATTTGTTTAATAATTTGGGTAGCACGATTTCAGGAATTTTTAATGGTATTTTATCCACTGCTAGCAGTATTTGGAACTCTATCAAATCAACTATTTCAAATGCTATTGATGGTGCTAAAAATGCAGTATCTAACGCTATTCAAGCTATTAAGAATCTATTTAATTTCAACATCAGTTGGCCACACATTCCATTACCCCACTTTTATGTAAGTGGTTCAGCCAATCCATTAGACTGGTTAAGTCAGGGCGTTCCAAGCATCGGTATTGAGTGGTATGCGAAGGGTGGTATCATGACCAAGCCAACTTTATTTGGAATGAATGGAAATAGAGCAATGGTTGGTGGAGAAGCTGGTGCGGAAGCAATTCTTCCACTCAATAAGTCAACACTTGGTGCGATTGGACAAAGTATTGCTAATACGATGAATACATCGAATAGCATCAATGTCAACTTCTCAGGAGTGACCATCCGAGAAGAAGCGGATTTGAATAGACTAGCTGACGTAGTCGGAACACGTATTGCTGAAGAACTACAAAGAAAAACTAATTTGAGAGGAGGTTTCGCATGACAAAAATTAATGAGTTAATCATCGACGGAGTGAAAACATCATCATTTAAATGTGAGATTCTGGTTGAAACACGACCACAAGTCATCGTATCCTCCTCAAAAACTAGTCTTTTAGAACATGATGGGATTAGTGGTGCAATTGTTCAATCAAACAGGCATCGTAGGTTGATTGAAAAAAGCTACCACATCAGCTTGATTAATCCAACGGATGAAGACTTATACCGCTTTTCTTCTCTGTTAAATCGTGAAAAATTTTGGTTGGAGAATGAACAAGAGCCAAGCGTGAAATATTGGTGTTACAAAGTGGATGATTTCAAAATTATTAAAGATGATTTTGGTGCATGGACGGTAGATGTGAAATTCACTTGTCACCCTACAAAATACTTTAAAGACACCGATACACAGAGATTGACAAGAAGTGGGACCTTGACCGTTCAAGGTTCTGCTCTTGCATTTCCTAAAATTACAATCGTTGGCCAGAGCGCTTCTGAGACTTCATTTACAATCGCTGGTCAGGTCATTAGGCTTGAAAGGATAGCTGAGTCGCTTGTGATGGTCAATAATCCTGACAATCCTAGCTTCAGAACGACAACAGGGAAGACAGTGAAATGGTCAGGTGATTTTATCACAGTTGATCCAGCGAAAGTGCAGAATGTTGGTGTTGTTTTAGGTCCAGGTATTCAATCGCTTGAAATCGAAACGGTTTGGGGGTGGGCATAATTGCTTTATCTACTTAATAAAGATGTGAGAACCGTTCGGTGGAACGGGGAGCCACTTCATGAAGCAAGTTCGGCGATTGTGAAAGAAACCATGAATGGCGATTTCACCTTAACTGTGAAATATCCTATTTCTGACTCTGGTATTTATCAGCTCATCCAAGAAGATATGCTTATAAAGGCTCCGACTCCTGTTCTTGGTGCGCAGCTATTTCGCATCAAGAAACCTGTTGAGCACAATGACCATCTGGAAATCACAGCCTATCACATTTCAGACGATGTGATGCAACGGTCGATCACACCAATGAGTGTGACTAGTCAGAGCTGTGGCATGGCTCTTTCTCACATGGTTCAAAACACCAAAACGGCTCTTGGAGACTTCTCGTTTAACAGTGATATCCAGGACCGTAGGACATTCAACACGACTGAAACAGAAACTCTATACTCTGTATTGCTGGACGGTAAGCATAGCATTGTGGGTACGTGGGAAGGCGAGCTGGTTCGTGATAACTTTGCGATGACTGTCAAGAAGAGCCGTGGCGAGAATCGTGGTGTTGTTATTACAACGCATAAGAATCTGAAGGACTACCAACGTACAAAAAACAGTCAGAATGTTGTCACAAGAATCCATGCAAAGTCGACGTTTAAGCCTGAAGGTGCTGAAAAGGAAACGACTATCAGAGTGACTGTAGATAGTCCTCTTATTAATTCTTATCCTTACATAAACGAAAAAGAGTATGAGAACAACAACGCAAAATCCGTTGAAGAGTTGCAGAAGTGGGCACAGGCTAAGTTCTCAAACGAGGGCATTGACAAGGTCTCTGACGCTATCAAGATTGAAGCTTATGAACTTGATGGTCAAGTAGTTCACATGGGTGATACGGTCAATCTCAAGAGCTGGAAGCACAATGTTGATTCATTCAAGAAAGCTATTGCTTATGAGTTCGACGCTTTGAAGGAAGAATATATCTCTCTTACTTTCGATGACAAGGCAGGTACTGGTGGTTCTAGGGCTTCTGGTGGCTTATCTAGTGCAGCGGATGCCATCCTTGGAGTAACAGAATCTGCACAAGAAGTTGCCATTGAAAAGGCTCTTCAAAATGCAGACTTAGACTTTGATCATAAGGCTGGATTGCTTAGACAGGAAATTTCTGACGGTATTGAACTGGCCAAAGCCAGAGCTGAAGAAGTCAAGAGAGAACTGTCTGACACTATTGACCAGCGCTTCAATAGTTTTAACAATGGCCCTCTACAAGAAGCCAAGCGCAGAGCCGAAGAGGCCTTGCGAAACGCTGGCGCAAGTACCCTGCTTGCTCAAGAAGCGAAGCGGATTGGTCTGGACTCCATCGCTAGGCTAGAAGCGTTCAAGTCTCAGGCAACGAGCGCACAGACGGCTCTTTCTGGTGATTTGGACGTTCTGAAGCGAACAGTCACAAGCGAGGTCAACCAAGCGTCTGAGTATCGCAGAACGACCACAGAGGCTCTTAGTCGTATGACTGGTCAGATGGACGGCTTTGCGACGAAATCAGAGGTCAAACAAGGCATTGATGGGCTGACTCAGACATTTGCCAAAATGAAGGTCGGCGGGCGGAATCTATGGATAAAATCCAAGACGGTTGGAGCTGTAATTGAAAAATTACCTGAAAACCACGTCACAGGTCAAAAAGAATGCTATAGGCTAGAGAACAACTCGACTCTAACCTTCAACATTGAACCAGATTTCAGCTCAAGGCTGCATCAAAAGGTCACTTTTAGCGCTTGGATCAAGTATGAAAATGTCGTTCAAGGTCAAAATTTTTGGAATGTATTTAATTGCTTCAAACATTATCTTTTTAGAAAAAATAGTAAGACCGGAGTACAGAGTAGTCCAGATTATACTACGCTTGGTATGTATAAGGGCTCGTCAGATTGGAAGTATATCACGTTCACTTATGATTACTCTGAGAACCAAAATTTTGATCAATTGAAGACATCATTGCGTTTCAATCTTGAAGGTGCTACAAGCGGTACAGCTTGGGTTACAGGAATCAAGGTTGAAATCGGTAGTGTGGCGACGGATTGGTCACCAGCACCAGAAGATGGAGAAAACGAACTTTTAGTCGCTAAAACTGAGTTCAAGAAGACAGCTGACGGTCTATCTACTAAGATGGCAGCTGTCGAAAGCTATGTCGGACAAGATGACCAGAGACAGGAAGCCTTGAGAAGATACACTCGAGAAGAGAGTGCACGACAAGCGACAGCAGTCCGTGAGTTGGTCACAAGGGACTATGTAGGAAAAGCGAGTCATCAGGAAGATGTGAGAGCTATTGAACGTAAGTTTGAAGCTATCACCAACCCTCAAAACGGTTCGATTGCCACTCAGATTGCGACCTACAGAAATGCAGTAGATGGACGATTTACAGAAATCACCTCAATGATTTCTGGCAAGGCTAGTCAAGCCGACTTCCAAAAAGTCAAAGAGACAAGTCAACTCTACGAGCGCATCTTGGGCAATACAGATAATGGAATTGCTAACAATGTCGCTCGCATGGCTTTGACCAATCAGTTGTTTCAGGTTGAGGTGGCGAAAGCTGCAAAAGGTGGCCGAAATTATATCAGAGGAATCAAAGAGATGCGTGTAGCTTCAGGCTCATGGGATTCTGGGACATTTCGTGGCTCAGGCTCTGGAAGTGTTCGGACAATTGAGGTTTTGAATAGTCCTGTATCTGGTTTTAATAAAGCAGTACGTATAATTTCTAGTGATCCAAAAGGTCAAATTGGCGTTGCTCAGGACGGATTTGAGATTATGCCAGGAACCTATACAATGTCTGTTTGGATAAAAGGCTCAGCTGGACAAAGAGTTAGATTACAAAATTATTGGTGGAGCGACGACTCAACAGGTATAAGCCCAGAATTCATCTTGAAAGATGACAAATGGACATATTTGACATTTTCGAGCGAACGAAAAAAAGCTGGAAAATTGTCGATCGGCTACGTTTACTTAGTAAATGGCGCAAAAGGAAGCTATCTCGATATTTTGGCTCCTCAATTAGAGGAGGGAAGCATTGCAACAAGTGCCCGTCCTGCTCTCGAAGACACAGACGAAGCTATCCGCTCGGTTCAGAGTCAACTTGCTGGCTCGTTTGCGTTTCAAAATTTGACTAGCGCTGGTTCAATCGTTTCTCAAATCAATGCGACGAACAATCAGATCTTAATTGAAGCCGAGAAGATTCGTCTAAAAGGAAAGACCTTACTTGATGAGCTGACAGCTATTCAAGGTTACTTCAAACGCTTATTTGTTGGCGAGGGTGCGTTTGCTAAGCTGAACGCTGAGATTATTGCTTCAAAGACCATCACAGCTGATAAGCTGGTCATGGATATGGCAATGGTTCGTATGTTCGTTTCAAGCGATATCTTCACGGACACGCTTGCGGCTAAAGAGGCATTTATCAACAAACTTCGCTCTGTCGTAGTCACGGCGACTCTACTCGAAGGTTTCAAAGGTCGCATTGGTGGCTTTCAGATTGGTACACATGAGAAAGACTCATCGGTGTACTGGATAACTGGTCAAAACCAATTCTCGGTCGGTATGAGTAATGGGTCCGGTCAATGGTCACAAACGGCTCTTTGGGTCAATTGGGGAAATAATTGGGGTTATCCTGGTGACTACGCTTGGTTCGTTAAACATACAGGTCAAATGTATTGCTATAATCGCGCTGAATTTTGGAATACTCCAATTATTCACGGAGATTTAAAAGTAACCGGTCATATTTTCTACAACAATGAAAATTCAGGAAAATCCGGGTACTGGATTCACTCTTCTAAATACTCAAATTTCGAGCCCTCAAACAACTATCTTTATCTTTATTACAGCGGTTCAGGCTACGACTGGATCCCGATGAATAAAGAAATCTCAGACCGTCGCTATAAATCGAATATCGAAGCTAGTACAGTTTCCGGGCTAGATGTAGTCGAAAGTCTGAAGACGTACAGCTATCGCAAAGAATACGATGGAAAAATAGAAGATATCGCTTGCGGTATCATGGCGCAGGATGTACAGAAGTACGCTCCTGAAGCGTTTTACGAGAATCCCGACGGAGCATACTCTTACAACACATTTGCTCTTGTACCTTATCTTATCAAGGCTATTCAAGAGCTCAATCAAAAAATAGAAAAATTGGAGAAAACAGCATGAACGAACAAGATAAACAAATCAGCACTTTAACAATTAAATCACTAAGCGAGCGAGTCAGTAATGAAGCCACTCAATCAGCTACGCTAGAAGCACTCTACACAGTAACCGCTATGGAACTCGAGCAGATGAAACGAATCATCGAATCTGACGAAGAGCTCAAGGCAAAATTTGAAGAAGTGAAAGGAAAAATGACAAATGGCAATTAACAATTATGAGCTAGCAAGCAAACCTTATACGCGAGGTTTTGGCGAAAATGTGGCGACTGTAGTAGAAATTCGTCTTTCAGAAGGCAGTCGCTACAGTACGAATATGCGTGAACTAGCAGGTGACCGCACGGCTGAGCAAGAAGATGTCTTGATTCAAGCAGTGCTGGATATCCTGAAAGCCGAGCTAGATCCAGGTGCTGCAATCGTGCAAGCGCAGGCTAAGATCGAGAAGACCGAGCAGAGACAAGATGAGCTCTCTGCGCTTATCAAGCAGACCGAGGAAAATTCGAAGGTGAATCAGAAGGTCATTCATGTGCTAGTCTTGAACTCTGTCATGAGCAAGAACATCGAATACGGAACAACTTACAAGGAGTTGATTGAGTTGATTCCACTTGCTGAAGTCGGGAAGACCTACTTGCCACATGACCTGATTACCATTGAAGATCCTGAACACGTTGAAGTGAATGGTGAAGGAAAACGCATCTTGGTTCAGCTTAATAAGGAATTTACTTACAACGGTGAGCCTGTCAGCGCGTTTGTGACAAATGGTACCCTGGAACAAAACGGAACGGGTGTAGCTTGGAAATTTGAAGGGAAGGAATAGGAGGTGTGTATGCAAGATTTAGTATTACATGACCTAATTGAACATCTAAAAAATCTTTCATCAAGCCCCTACATCCATATCTTTTTTTGGCTTATGATCTTGGATATTATCACAGGATATGTCAAGGCATTCAAAACCAAGCGGTTTGACAGTAAAATCGGCACTATGGGATTGATTCGTCATTTCGTAGTATTCACGGTCATCCTGTTAGTAGCTATGTACTCACGGTCGCTTGGTGTTCGACCACTTGGAATTACCTGGACGATGTTCTTCATCGCTAACTATCTAGGGTCTGTTCTTGAGAATTGGGAAGCGATTGGTTGGGCGTTCCCTGACTTCCTAAAACCTTACATCAACCAAATTAAGAAAGACAATGCTAAGAAACTCGGTCAATTGCTAGTAAATATTGACCAGAAAGACAATTTTGACGAAAAGGAGAAATAACATGCAACAAATTACTGAAATTATCACAAATGGAGCAATCAGCATTCTTGTAATTTTGGCTGGCATCGCAGTCAAAGCGGTCAAGGACTACCTGGTTCAAAAAGGTGGAGAAAAGACCATCAAGATTGTCGAAATCTTGGCCAAGAACGCGGTAAATGCCGTTGAGCAGGTCGCAGCTGAAACTGGCTACAAAGGTGAAGAAAAGCTGGAGCAAGCCCGCACGAAAATCCGTGCTGAGCTTACAAAATATAACATCAACATGACTGATAAAGACCTCGATACATTTATCGAGTCAGCGGTCAAGCGGATGAATGATAGCTGGAAAGGGGAATAATTATGGCAGTAAACATTGAAACAGCTATCGCTTGGATGCGTGCGCGACAAGGTCAAGTATCCTACAGCATGGACGATCGTAACGGCCCCGACTCTTACGATTGCTCAAGTTCGATCTACTACGCTTTGACGAGCGCTGGAGCTGTATCCGCTGGATGGGCGGTCAATACTGAGTATGAGCATGACTGGCTTATTAAGAACGGATATGAACTCATCACAGAAAATCAGCCGTGGGATGCTGAACGTGGGGATATCTTCATCTGGGGGCGTCGTGGATATTCTAGTGGAGCAGGTGGCCATACTGGTATTTTCGTGGATAGTGATAACATTATCCACTGTAACTATCGTTTTGACGGCATCACAGTGAATGATCATGACGATATTTGGCTATATGCAGGGCGACCTTACTACTATGTGTATCGCTTGACTAATCCATCTGCAGCTGCTGAAGAAGTAAAAACTGGTTGGCAGAAAGACGACACAGGTTACTGGTTCGTTCGTGCTAATGGTACATATCCAAAAGACCAATTTGAGTACATCGAAGAGAATAAATCGTGGTTCTACTTCGATAGTCGTGGATATATGTATTCTGAACGCTGGTTGAAGTACACTGATGGAAAATGGTACTGGTTTAATAAGGATGGCTATATGGCCACATCCTGGAAGAGAATCAGTGGTAAATGGTATTACTTCAATCGTGATGGCTCTATGCAGACCGGATGGGTTAAATACTATGAGAAATGGTATTACTTGGATGCTATCAACGGCGATATGAAATCGAACACATTTGTGCCTTACAATGGCGGATACTACATGCTGCTTCCTGATGGTCGCATGGCCGATAAAGAAGCCTTTAACATTGAGCCAGATGGGCTCATCACTACAAAATAAATTTTAAAAAATGAAAGGAGATTCTATTTTTCTTCTTAATGACCCACAGGCTTATGCTTGTGGGCTTTTTTGTTTGCAATAATAAAAGCAGTGACCGAAATCACTGCTTGTCAGCTGTAGCAAATTCATAGAGCTTTTCTGCCGTTAGAAGCGCCATTTTGTCCATGCTTGTTTTTCCTTTTCTGAGGTCAGAAACGGTAGTCCAAGGAACTCCAGCGCCTTGCGAAATAGCAGATGTAGACATCGGGCTGTCTAATAATTCTTGAATAATTTTTCTCATATTATTTGTCCTTTTTATTTTTTAGATAGATATATACATTGATCACAATTATAAAAATAGCTATTGCACTAACCATTGCTTTTCCTCTTTTCATTTGATAAAATAGAGGTGTAAGGGGCTTTCGCCCCTACCTCTTAGCGTTTACCTTTTCTTTTGCCGGAACTTGGGTTTACGCTTTTTGTTTTGCCTTGCGACCGTTATTGCGGTCACTAGACTTGCGATAGCTGTTACTGTTTCAGGGATATTATCTATCGCCTTTTCAAGTAACCTAAGCCAATCTTCTTTGTTCAACTTCCTCACCTCCTTTCCTTATCTTGATTATATTATATCACGGTACACCGAGAAAGTCAAGTATTTTGATAAAGTTTTTTTACTTTTTTCAAAAAAAAATAGACCTTGTCCAGAGGTCGGGGAGTTGGAGGGGACACCCTCCAAGAGTATTGATTTAATAAGATTTTATTTTACCTTTTTCATAATAATCTCCCTATTAAGTCACCCCATTGGGTGGCTTTTTTAATTCCTATCTCTGAGAGAATTGTAGCACCTAGGAGCTTGTTCGAGAATATTTTGAGAAAATATAAAAAAGACAAATATGTTAAGCAAAGTTTAAGCCTGATTCTGTATTATATAGTCATTAGATAAAGACCTCCTAACTTTATTTAATGAAATCCTAAACTTTTCTTTTTCATCATAATCTCCTAAAGAAGTCACCCAATCAGGTGGCTTTTTTTGTCTTGGGAATCATGATATAATAATAGAATCGACAAGTAGGAAAAGGAAAAATCG